TTATCAGCACCAAAGCCTGGGAGAGGGTGAGGCCTTGGCGGCGGGGTGGATTGAGGGCCTGGAGGCCAGGACTGACGGCCTTTATTCCCGGGTCAAATGGACCGCTAAGGCCCTGCAGCATATTCTGGAGGGCGAATTCCGCTACTATTCGCCGGTGATTAAGGTGACCCGGCCGATGGAGCTGAAGCACGCCGCCTTGACCAACACCCCGGCCCTGAAGGGCACGGCGTTATCGCCCCTCCTGGCAGCAAGGTTCGCCGGCGGGGACGCCGGCGCCACTGGCGAGGTGGAGATTCTGGTCATGACCGAAAATTTGCCGGCGAAGCCGCCGGCGTCACAACAGCAAGAGGAGGCAACAGCCATGTTGAAGAAACTGATTGCGAAGTTTGGATTGCAGCCGGAGGCTACCGAGGCTGAGGTACTGGCCCTGGTGGAGACCCGGGAGCAGGAGGCGGTTGCCTTTAAAACGCAGGCCGCCGCCCTGCCGGAGATCTTTCAGGCCCTGGGGTTGAAGACCGACGCCAAGCCCGGAGAGGTCACCGCGGCCATTACCGCCCTCAAGGCCGCCCACCAGGGCGACCAGGGCAAGCTCACGGCCCTGACCACCGAAGTGGCGGCCCTGAAGGACCGGGAATCCACCCGGGACGCTGAGGCCGTGGTTGAAGTGGCCCTGAAGGAGGGCAAGCTCACCCCGGCGGAGCGGGACCTGGCCGTGACCGACGCCAAGCGCGACCCGGAGGGCTTCAAGGCCCGCCTGGCGCTGCGCCCCCAAATCGTCCCCATCGGTGACAAGCTCGGGGTGTTGAAGGACGGCGGCCATGGCAGCGACGGCGAACCCGGCCCCGAAGCCCCGGTTGACCGGCGCGTGGCCTTCAAGGCCCGGAAGCTGGCGGATGAAAAGAAGATTGACCTTGCCGCCGCCACCGAACAGGTGCTCAAACACAACCCCGAACTGGCCCGGGAATATAAGCAGTCCTTCCTGGGTTAGCGCCTAAGATATTTTAGGCCGAGGAGACTTTAGCTATGTCACGTGAAAATCCGGTTTTAGTGCTTTCGGGGCCGGCGGCCGAGGATCTGAGCAACGATCAGTACCGCTGGGTGGTGCTGGGCACCACCGGTTACAGGCGCCCTGACTCGGAAACGGAAGTATTGGCGGGGATTTTGCAGAATGCCCCGGCCGCCGGCCAGGCGGCCGCGGTGATGGTTCTCGGCGTCTCCAAGCTGCAACTGAACGACGCCCTGGGCATCGGGTCTTTTGTCAAAACTGAGTATGTTTCTGCCGCCGACGCCGGCAAAGGCAAGGACGCAGCCGCAGCCCTGGCCTATGCCCGGGCCATCGTCCTGGAGGCCTCCGCGGCTGAAGACGATTTGGGCAGCGTCCTGCTCATCGGGCCGCTGCCGGCCATTACTCAGGTGGCCTGGCAGCAATATGCGGTGGCCACCGAGGCCACGGCCGGGGCGGTGACGCATGCCGTGGCGGATTTGCTCGGCGGCCTGATCCTGCGCGATCCCAACGGCGCCGCCCGGGCGGATCTGTTCCCCACTGCGGCCTTAATCGTCGCCGGCATCGCCGGGGCCGTGGTCGGCTCCGGCTTCCCCTTCACCATCCGCAACACCGCCGACGCCGATGAACCCATCACCATGACCACCAACACCGGGCTGACTCTGTCCGGCGACATGGTGATCGGCCGCAACCGCGCCAAGCGCTTTTTGGCGGTGGTGACCAATGCCGGGGCCGGCACCGAGGCGGTGAGCATCTACGCCGAATCCCTGGAGCCTCCGGTGCTGGCAGCGGTAACCACCACTGCCACGGCCGGGGCGGTAACCCATACTGCGGCCCAAATCCTGGGCGGCCTCATCCTGCGGGACCCGGCCGGGGCCAACCGGGCCGACCTGTTCCCCACCGCGGCCAATATCGTCGCGGCCCTGCCCGGGTGCGTGGTGGGTCAGACTTTTGATGTCACCATCCTCAACACCGCCGATGCGGAAGAAATTATCAACATGACCACCAACACCGGGCTGACTCTGTCCGGCGACATGGCCATCGAACGCTACCGGAGCAAGACCTTCCGGGTGGTGCTTACCAATGTCACGGTAGCGGCGGTGACCATCTACGCCCTGGACTTGGCGGAAAAACCGCGCACCGCAGTGACCACCGAGGCCACCGCGGCTGCCGTTACCTTCACCGCGGCCCAGATCCTGGGCGGCCTCATCCTCCGGGACCCGGCCGGCGCCGCCCGGGCGGATCTGCTGCCCGCGCCCGCCGACATTGTGGCGGCTATCCCCGGCTGCGTGGTGGGTTCCAGTTTTGAATTCACCATCCGGAATACCGCCGACGCCAACGAAACCATCACCCTGACCGCCAATGGCGATTCGACCGTGTCGGGTACGGCGACCATCGCCCAGAACAACAGCAAGCGCTTCCTGGCGGTGGTGACCAATATCGGTTCGGGCACCGAGGCGGTGACCGTCTACAGCCTGGGCACCGTGGTGCATTAAAGGATCGCCGGCGGGGACGCCGGCGGTCAATACTTTTTAGGGGGACTTACCCATGTCACAACCAACGCCGCAAAGCATGCATGTAGACGCGATCCTGACCAACCTCAGTGTCGCCTACAAAAATGCCTTGTATATTGGCGACCGTATTTTTCCCACTGTTACGGTCAAGAAGCAGTCCGACAAATATTTCATTTACCCCAAAGGGGCCTGGTTCCGGGATGAAGCCGGTTTAAGGGCTCCCGGGGCCTCGGCCCCTAAGGGCGGCTATGAGCTTAGTTCCGACTCATATTTTGCCGACGAATATGCCTGGGACACCCCGGTGCCCAAAGAGAGCATCGAGAACGCCGATTTGCCCCTGGACCCGCTCCAGGAGGGCGCCGATTTCTCCACCGAAAAGGTGCTGATGAAAAAGGAGCGCCTGGTGGCCGGGAAGGTGCTCGCCGCCGGGAACTGGACGACATCCGGTGATGTCAACGCCCTGTGGGCGCCCCCGGGATCTACCAACACCTTCCTGCCCGACATCCTGGACGCCAAGGAAACCATGCGCAAACTCTGCGGCTTCTACCCCAATCGGCTGGTGATGGACGCCAAGACCTTCCGCAAGCTCAAGGAAGTCGAGGCCATCCTGGACCGGATCAAATACACCGGCACCCAGGGCAAACCGGCGGACGTCACCTTGCAGACCCTGGCGGCCCTGCTGGAACTGGAAGAGGTGCTGATCGGGGCGGCTATCTACTCCAGCGCCAAGGAGAAGAAGGGCGGCGCGGATTTCAATGCCGTGGATATATGGGAAGTCAATGCCACCAAAGGCAGCGCTTTCCTGTATTATGTTCCGCCCCGGCCGTCTCTCAAGACCCCCTCGGCCGGCTACAACTTTAACTGGCCCAGCACCGAGTTGGGGACGAGCCAGATGGTGAAGCAGGACGCCTACCGCGTCATCAAGAAGTGGTGGGATAACGACCGGGAGTCCTGGATGATCCGGGCCTCCGAGCGGGTGGACGCCAAGGTGGTGGCGGCTGACTGCGGCTGCCTGTTTTACGACACCATCGTCACGTAAACACCATACCCCCGGGGCCGGGCTGGACGCCGGTTCCGGGGCGACATTTCATTGGGGCCGGCTATGGACCTGAAGGCGTTTTTTGCGGATCTGGTTGAGGGCCATCTCGGGATACTAACGGTGGACAACACCTCCGGCGGGGTAAAGTTCGACCCCGACAAACTGGTTTATCAGGGAGAGACGCCCACGGTGGTGCGCTGCACCCTGGAAGGCGGCGACATCCGCTACCGGACGGACCCGGAGATCGGCGCCGCCGCCAGCGGTGACCTGATGATAAACGGGGATGAATGGTTCGTGCCCGGTCTCGTCGCTCACCAGTTCCGGGCCTTTCAGGTAACAGTGACCCCCGGGGTCATTCGCTACCATGTGTATTTTTAGGGGGCGGGTCATGCGCGGATTTCCTAAAGCCATCGGCAGCAAACAGGACATGAATAACCTTCTGGCCATGCCGGAGTTCGCTGGCCAGGCCCGGGCAAAACTGGCGGCGATGGAGGCGGCCGGCATGGTGTGGGTGACCACCAAGGTGATCACGGACGGCAAACCCGGGATCACGGATGAGACCCACAAGGTGATGGAGGCGGAGGTTGACGGCAAGCTGGAGCGGCGCCAGATGGAACTGCAGGAGGACCAGACGGCATTGTTTATCCGCCTGGGGTTGAAGACGCTGACCGCGGCACCGGAGCCAGTTGCGGCAGTCATTTTTTCGGGAGGGGCTAATGCTTAACCGTAGAATTCTCAATTCGGCAGTGTATGCTCCTATTTCTTTCGTCGGGGACCTGGCGGCTCTATACACCCCTTTCCTGGTGGCGGCTTCCCAGACGCAGTTGACCATCAAAGAGGGGACCCGGATCAAGGTCATCAATGCCGGGGTGCATACGCTCCTGCAATGGGATGCTGACACCACCTTTGCTGTGGCCGATTACCTTGACACCGGAGTCATAGAGGCTGGTAAGGATTATTATATTTATGGTCTGGATTTTATCCCGACGGGCAAGACGCAGCCGGTTTTAATTAGCCTCAATTCTACTTTTCCGGGTGGAGGGTTTGGCGCCACAGCAAACAACTCCCGGAAGATCGGGGGGTTTCATACCCTATGCGTGGCGGTGGGGACCATTGCCGGGCATACGCTGACTGGTTTTGCGGTCAAGGCCATTCTTCCGGCCAGCGTTTGGTGCCTCAATCATCGGCCCTGGTGCAGTCCCGAAGGGATGGTTTACTCTGAGGCGGCCCGGGTGTGGGTGGACATTTATCTGCAATCCAGCACCGGGGCCACCACGGCCAGCGTATACGGGGCCACGATAACGGATACCCGGGTCTGGCACGACCACGTGGAGGACCTGGCGGCAGTTAACAAGCGGCTGCTGAGTGACGATGAGTTTGCAATCATCGCCGAAGGGAGCAACCAGAAAACTAACATTTTCGGATCTGCCGATCCGGTGACCACCGGAGGCCATGTAGACACGGCGTCCCGGCGGATGATCAGTAATATCGGCGTGGAGGATGCCTGCGGCGCCATGTTGCAATGGCTCCGGGATCAGTCGTACCGGTTCGACCGGGGTGCGGTGGCCTACGTGGCGGGGGGCCAGACCACTACCATCTACCACGCCGCGGCCCCCGGCGGCAATCCGATTTACGTCAAGTTCGGCGTGGACGGCTCCCCCTATCTTTGCTGCAACATGGCAACCGCCACTGCTGACAAGGTGCTCACCTTTGGCACCAATTACAAGGTGGTGGTCAAACACGACGCCGATGCGGCCACGGGCGGGCTGCCACTGTATTTCGATTATGACGCCACTCTGCCATACCGGTTCTTGGTCAACAACACGATTCTGGGCAAAGATTGCTACGCCCTGAGCAACGATCCCAACTATCTGCTCCCGATCAAGCATGATGCTTTGGCAGCCACCAACGGCGTGGCGGTCAAGTATGATGACGGGGCGGACAACCGGCTGGAGTACATCAGCCCCGGGACTGCCAACGCCACGATG